TCTGTAGTAACAAGTCCCAGAAATGATATTTCTATGCCCAATCCAGAGGTTGAATTCAATTTTACATCTGGTACTCTTTCAGAGGTAACTAAGGCTGCTGCTATTATTGGAGCTCCTGATATGGTTCTAGAAGGTTTGAATAAGGGCAATGCTATTATTAAGGTGACTGATAAGAAAAATGATACAGCGAATGATTTCAAAGTTCATGTTCCTGTTGGTGAAAATGTCGAGGATGTGCCTTATAAGTTCTGGTTTAAAGTTGAAAATTTGAAACTTATTCCTGGCACATATGCTGTGAACGTATCGTCAAAGAAGATCAGCCATTTTACAAACACAAAAGTGCCTGTACAATATTTCATTGCATTAGAGCCGGAGTCTACATACCCAGATGAATGATACATTTTTGTGGGTTGAACTATATCGACCAAAAAATGTAGATTCATGTGTTCTGCCCAATGTCTTAAAAAATACTCTAAACGATTTTGTTTGTGAAGGTCAACTTCCCAATTTAATTTTTTCTGGCGCCCCTGGCGTTGGTAAAACAACAGCAGCAAAGGCTCTGTTAGAGGAACTTGGCAACACCTATATGATGATAAATGGCTCGGAAGAGTCTGGTATAGATGTTCTGAGAACCAAAATTAAAAATTTCGCTTCCACTGTGTCTCTACATGGTGGACGCAAATATATTATTCTGGATGAGGCAGATTATCTAAATCCACAATCAACACAACCAGCCTTGCGTGGGTTCATTGAAGAGTTTTATAAGAACTGTGGGTTTATTTTGACTTGTAATTACAAGAACCGAATTATCCCAGCTCTACAATCACGTTGTAGTGTAATTGATTTTAATATTCCAACAAAAGAAAAACAAAAACTTGCCGCAGAGTTCATGGATCGCACTATTTCGATTTTGGACGAATGTAAAGTAAATTACGACAAGCGGGTGGTAGCTGAAGTTATCAATAAATTCTTCCCCGATTGGCGAAGAGTTTTAAATGAACTGCAACGATATTCTGTATCGGGAACTATTGATGCTGGCATTCTTGTTGATATAGCTGAGGTTAATATCAAGGAGTTGATACATTGCATGAAAAACAAGGAGTTTACAAATGTCAGGAAATGGGTAGTCGATAATTTAGATAATGACTCAACTAAGTTGTTTCGTCGTTTATACGACAGCCTTTACGATTATGTTGATGGCAGTAGCATACCCCATCTTGTCGTAATTCTGGGGGAATATCAGTATAAATCAGCTTTCGTTTCTGATCAAGAGATAAATATGTTAGCGTGTTTAACAGAGATTATGGCTAGGGGGAAGTTTAAATGAAAATTGATATTTATGATAATATATTAGAAAATCACAACGCAATGTTGGTTGATAATGAAGTTAGAAACCTAACGTGGAAATATGATTATAAATCTGCAACAAATAAACCAAATCTACATTGGCACAATCTTTTAGGCCACAACAGCGAAGAATGTGTTGCTGGTGGTTATGAATGGGCTGATAGTATTTTTAACTATGCTACAAACAAGTTAGATTTCAAGTCCAAATATGGTATTACTGGATATGAAAGAATTTATTGCAATGGCCAAACTTTTGGTTTAGAAACTCATCTTCACTATGATGATTCGGATTCCCCGATACCAGCAGAACAAAGGTATACCTTTGTTTACTACCCAAGGCTTGATTGGAAAGCAGAGTGGGGCGGCGGTACAATTATTTACAATAAAGATACCTTAGAGATAGAAGGGCAAAGCAAATACAAAGGGAATCGAATGGTTGCCTTTCATGGTGGTGTTCATCCACATGGAGCCGCTCCTATTTCTCGACACTGTTATGAACTAAGAACTATTGTTGTCTTTAAGTGTATTGTTTCATAATGTATGAACTCAAGGATTATCTTAATGCAATAAACCATACTAAAGAACCTCTATTAGATTCTGAAGATGAGTTGTGGGAAAAGAAATTTGCTCCATTTATCATCAATAAATGTGTAGCTCCCTTTGAAGATACCCTTATGTTGGTTAACGAAATTAATCAATTGCACCACCTAGACAAGAAAATGCAGTTTGATTTTTTGATAAATAGTCTAAGACCAAGGAAAAGATACGCACCTTGGCTGAAGGCGAAGAAATTGAAGAATCTAGAGTATGTTAAAGAGTTTTATGGATATAACAACGAAAAAGCTAAAATTGCTCTTGACATATTAAGTGATGAACAAATTTCCGCTATAAAAAAGAGATTGTATAAAGGTGGAAGAGATGGAAGAAATTAATTGGACACAGGAGCAAATGCTTGAAGTGTCGCTTAAAGAACCTGATGATTTTTTAAAAGTACGGGAAACTCTTTCCCGTATTGGTGTAGCTTCCAGAAAGGAAAGAAAACTTTATCAGTCCTGTCACATACTGCATAAACAGGGGCGATATTATATTGTGCATTTTAAAGAGCTATTTGCTTTAGACGGAAAGAAAACAAATTTGTCCAGTAATGATATCGCTCGAAGAAACACCATAACTAATCTTTTAAGAGATTGGGGCTTAGTTGAAGTACTAAACCCTATCGATAATGTAGCACCACTAAGTCAAATTAAAGTTTTAACCTTTAGTGAGAAGTCTGATTGGATTCTAGAAACCAAATACAATATTGGGAAGAAGAAAGAAGCTTAATGGTAGAAAAATTTTCAGAGTTTATCGCAGAGGCAAAGGAAGAAAAATATCGACTATTAATCCTTTCTAATAAGCCTGATAATAATCCATACTTTCATACTGCTCAACGACTTTTAGATGAATGTAAAAGTCTGGGTATCCCCGCTTACGTTTTGTTTGTTGAATCAGGAAAGATTGTTGACGGCAAGGTTTTTCAATCTGATGATAAAAAAGGATTTGAAATTTCTGCCGAAAATACAGTGGCAGTTGTTCGTGGGTCTGTAGCATCTAGAGATGCTTGGTTGGATATGGTTTCTCAATTAGAGAAAATAGGAATTTGTTGTGTTAATTCACGAGCAACAATTCAAATGTGTGCTGACAAATATTGGACTGCTTTACGATTAGCCGATGCTGATATTCCAACACCAAAAACTGCTTTAGTACAGAATGAAAACCAATTACAAGAGTCATTAGATGTAATTGGTGAAAAATATCCATTGATATTAAAGACGTTGCGTGGGTCTAAAGGTATAGGAGTTATCTTTATTGAATCAAATAGGCAACTTAGTTCTCTTGTACAACTTCTTTGGAAGCAAGATGAAACTACTGAAATACTTCTACAATCATATATTAAATCAGATTTTGATGTACGTGTAATTATACTTAACGGAGAAATTCAAGCTGCAATGCGTAGGGATGTTTTGAAGGGCGATTTTAGGAGTAACTATTCCAGAGGCGCCAAAGTAAAAGAATATAAACTTAATGAAGAAGAAATTGAAATATGTCTTAAAGCTGATAAAGCAGTAAATGGTATATGGACTGCTGTAGATTTTATAAAAGATGGTAAAGATACATTTATACTGGAAGTAAATAGCTCGCCAGGCACAGAAGGTATCGAAGAAGCAACTGGCAAGAATCTTCTTAAAGAATTAGTTGTGCATTTTCAGAATAAAGAAAATTGGCGACATACTGCATTGGAAATTGGTAGACAGGAATCAATACACATAGAAGGTGTTGGCAATATTGTTGCAAATTTCGATACTGGTAATAGTGCAAGATGTATTATTCATGCTGACAAATATGATGTAAAAGATGGTATAGTAACTTGGGAAGCTCAAGGTAAAAAATATAAACATAAATTAAAAAAAATGACAAAGTGGGAAAGAGGCGCTCTTGCTGCTGAAGTTATTGAACGTCCACTCATATTGATGAATATTGTATTTAATGGTACATTATATAAGGAAGTAAAATTTGCTATAGATGATCGAAGTGAAAAAACTACTAAATGTTTAATGAATCAAGACTTTATGCAACGAGTTAAAGTGATGGTAAATCCATCCAGAAAATTTGTGGTTACAGACAAACACGAGGGTTTTGAAATATTTTGATGAAAATATATCGTCACAACCAAATATGTCCTTGACAAATAACCTCAAAGATGATATAACTACAACTATGACTTTTTATACAAACGTATTACAATTTGGTAACAGCCTTTTAGTACGAGAGGTTGATGAAAAAGGCCAGCGTACAAAAAGAAGGGTCCAATATCAACCCACACTTTTCGATTTAGTCACCACTAAAGAAAAAACA